TTGTCGATGGGCAAAAACTGTGCGCAGGGGCGACGTTTCTTCTCGTCGTACCACAACTTGAGGTACTGTGAGCCACCAAGTGGGAGCTGGGTCAGCATTTGCTCTTGCTCGTCGCGGAATTCCTCGATCTGCTCAGTCAACTGCCAGTTCATAAAGTCGCGTTTGCGCTCGGCGATCTTGGTTTTGGTGGGGCCGTCAGGTGGGAACATCTCTTTGATGGCGCGGGCTGCAAAGTCGATGCAGGTCTCAGCCATTACAGGGTGGACGACCTTGGATGCGCCGTTGAAGTTTGCACCGCCCGGGGCATCATTGCCCATGCCCGTGCGCTTGATGCCTTCCTCGTACTGCTTGTCACGCTGCTTGCGTGCATCCTTGTCTTTTTCGACTAGCTCGATGTACCGCAGGGCTAACGCATCAAGGTCCATGTCCATTATCAGGTCGCTGTCAGACAAGTTTTGGTAGAAGTCCTCGTCTTCCTTTGGGCCTTTGGTGTCCATAGTCACCACGACGGAGCCATCAGGCAGCTCCTCTAGCTCAGAGTTGACTAGGTCAGGCATGTCAACAACCTGCGTCTCCTCTTCGCCCCCTGCCTCAACGTCTTGGTTAGGATTGCCGCCAACAAAGCGGTTAAATTCTGGGTCGATTGGGAATTGGGTTGCCATATGTTTAATCCTGTGTTACATTTGAGATATGCATCTCACATCCAATATGTTTAAAAAGTACCCGTACACCGTTCGCGGAACTGGGTTCGGATGGGGTGTGTTGAACACCAAGGCAGACCCCCCATACATCGGAGAAGAGTTTGATACCGAGGCGCAGGCTTGGGCACATATTAAGGTACTTAACGAGCAGTATTGGCTAGAGCATCAAGCCCAGAGGGCGGCTTGCTGGGCGATCCAAAAGGCGAGCGAGGAAAGCTTGCGTCCATTGCCTTCAGGCGTTTTCGCATCTCTATGGACTCGGCTGATGGCGGTCTTGCGCCCATAGTCTCGTAGTCACCGCGATACATGGTATCTCTGTTGGGCTTTGCCTGTCCGTATTGAATTTTTGTGCCTTTACCTAGCACATCTCTGGCGGCCTGTTGCGCAGCTTTGTAATCAAGTTTGTCACCCTCAAATGGGGCCACAAACATGCCACCAGCTTTAGGACTGTGCGAGACAATCATGCCCGGCAACATTTCAGCCAAACTTAATATTTGCTTTTTGGTCAACTGCTTTCCGTCTTGACCCATAATCATCATGGCCGTTGCGTCCAATGGCTGGTTGGTCAACATAGGAACAAACCTGTGCGCAGCAACGTTCTCTTGGTTAAGCTCTCGCCCCGCAGTTGCAATATCCGACAGAAGTCTTTTGTTGGTCGATAGATTGCCAGCAAAAGGAATGCTCACACCAAACATTGGATTAGATTCAAACTCACCCGCATTGTTTTCGTACAAGCCTTGACCTAAAGTCTTTTCAGTCTTTTTGCCGCCCATTCTTTCCATGCTAACGGGCGCACCCTTTTCACCAATCAATTTATTAGTCAAGTAATTTTGCCAATCAGAATTCTTGAATGTGCCTAAATCTGGCGCAACGCCTTCCATTGTCAACACTGCTGGTTGGAATGGATACCTTGCTTGGGCCGTCAAATTGTTCAGGCCAGACTCAGCTTTTCGCACTACCTCTGGTGTTTTCTTGGCTAACTCTAAGGCTTTCAAACCGCCTTTAACTGTGCCGTATGCCCCGGGGACCAACCCCATGGCTGCGCCAACCGTGTTAGCCGTGGCATCAATGTAGTCACCGCGCTTGGCTGCCTCGTAAGCAAGGCCAAGGTCCTTTGCCCCCTCGTCAACGCCAAGCCCTGTACCTAAAAATGGCACAAAGTCAGCAACCCCCATGTCAATTGGCAATGCGCTGCTAGGCCCACCCATAACGGTCTGTGCGTTCTTACGGGCCTTGTAACGGTTTGCGCCAAGCTTTTCCATGCCCTCTTGAAGGGCCATGGCCATACGCTCCCTTGCGGTCGGCTCGTAAGCCCTCATCTCACCACGAGGATCACCGCCCTCGCCCATACGCACCTCACCACCACCAGCCAAATGGACATCACCACCTTCGGCTCGTTGTAGTCCAGTCTCGCGCACATCAGGCATGCCTTCCTTGCGATACCAAGGCAATAGATCACCTTGGCCTGTTTCAATCTGTCTTAAAACTTCTGCACGCACATTGGCAGGGTTAGGCTGGACGCCCTTTTGTTGCAGCGTGTAGGCCACTTGCTTTTCAAGTAAGTCAAGCGCATCGCCTCGTGGCGACTTTAACCCAGTCAGCTCACCGCCACCAAACCAACGTCCAGCTTGTGCCATGCCGCCGGGTATGCCAAGGTCTTGCGCAATGCCCAACAACCCTTGCTCGCCTGCGTTGTACTCAGTGTTGCCAAACCCACCCTGCTCATTGAAATACGGATGATAGCGGCTGCCTTGCGTTTGGCCTCCAGCCTCATGCACATCAAGCACCACTGAGTTAGCAAAGTCACCAGCTTTTTGTGAGCCATAGGTTGGGATCTTGTAGTTGGTGGGAATGTTTGCAAGATTCATATCGCGCAAGTTTTGTCCACCCTCAAGCACTTTGGCCACGCCTTCGCGATGCAACGGCATCAATGGTAGGCCAATACCAAATTTTTCTTTGTACAGCGCCATCTCTTTGGCAACATTCTCTTCAGTCAACGGAATGCCTCTGGCGTTCATGTCGCGCAAAAACTGGCCAGCCGCCATTTCGTTCATGATGGAATTGCGTGCAGAAGCTGGAGCCAAGCTGTGAATCCACTTCTCAAATTTCTCGGGGGGCATACCCGCCTCAAGTACCGCCTGTTTAATGGGGTACAAAGAAGCGTAAAAGGATTCTCCACCTAATGGCAGACCGCGCTTGATTTGCTTTTCAATCAACGCACGGTTTTCGGGATCAGTGTAAAGCCCTTCAACATGTTCAATGTTAGCGCGTGAGGGCGTGTCGCGAGGGAACTTAGACTGCTCGACCCCGGGAAACCCCTCCAAAGCGTCTTTGATAGAAGAGCGGTCAAACGCTTGCAGCTCAGGCTTTGGTGGCTGCCACGCTTCTGTGGGCTGATCAAGGAACTCGTTTGCTTTGCGCATCCGCTCCTTTACCACCTCAGGCGTGTTCTGTTGTTTTCTAGGATTAGAATCAGCAAAAGACGACGCAACAAGATCACCATATCGCTTTTCAAGAGCAGGCTTTTGAGTCCGCTCCCACTCTAACTTTTTGGTGGCCTGATTCATTGCCTTCTTGGCAACCTCTTCATCAGACATTTTAGGGTTGGCTGCTGAAATCTTGTCAGCAAATCTAGCAGCGGTTGACTCCAACACCTTTGGGCTGTAGTTTGCAGGCTTGGCGGCCTTGGCAGCCTTAGCAGGCTTCTCCTTGACCACGATAGGCTCTACCCCCTTAGGTGCTTCATCGGCCTTGCCTAAGAGCTTTTCAAGGCCCTCCTTGACGATGTCTTTGACTTTGCCGCCTTTGCTCATGTGGGCCTCGCCACCCTCGGCGTACTTAAAGTCTTTCTTGTTGCCGTACTGCGGCTTCTTGGCCAACACCAGCGGGCCGATCTGGATGGCCTCCTCGGCTCCAACGATGGGCTTCATGCTGCGGCGATCGTAGAAGTAGCCATGGCGCTCTGGATCCATGCCGACTTGTACCCAGTCAGGGTTATCTAGGTACTCTTGGGCGCGGGCCACAGCGGTCGCCTCGTCCATCGGATTCCAGTTGCCCTTGATGGTAGCGATTGTGCCCTTGGGCTTGCCTGCTGCAATGCTGAGGGCTGCCTTCTCGGACATACCAAACGTAGGGTTTGTTACGCCAGCGACACTCTCATAACCGACGCGGTCACCAGCTCCGAAGCCAGCGGCTTGGCGGTGAACTGCGGGGACCCACACGCCGTGGTCGCTATAGGCTGGGATGTCTAGGCGCAGGCCCACTGGGTCACCAGCTCGCAGCATGCCTGAGGGCGTGCCGTACAGGTCGCGCTTGTCAGCCGTCAGGGCGTTGATTGCGTCGTCTCTGCTCGCGGGCTTAGGTACAAACTCGTAGGGCTTGACGGGCTTGTACTTCTTGACCAGCTTCTCATACTCGGCGCGAGTCATCTCGTCGCCCTGAATCTTTTGTGCGCCCTCTTGCAGCTCAGGCACGCGCTTGGTGACGTCTTTGAAGTGCATGTTGATGCGGTCGACCATGGGCTTCAAGCCATCGACCACGCCCTCAACTGCGTCCTTCACGGCCTTCTTGACCGCGCCGCCCTTGCCGTAGGCTGGGTCTTCAATGATCTCGCCACCAGCAGCATGCGACTGGGCAACGTTCTTTGCAGCCTCTTTGACGCTTTCGCCCTTGTTGACGCGGTCCACGATCTTGTTCAGGGTTGCGTTGTCAGTCTTCAGGCCGTTGGCTTTAGCGGCCTCGTAAAACTCGCTGCCATCGATCAAAGCAGCAGGCTTGACCCCACCACCAGCGGCAAACTGTTGCACCTTCTTGTGCCACTCATACCCCCGCCCCTCGTATTCTTTGGGGACGCCACCACCAGCCATGGCCCATTCTTTGAGGGATTGCTTCTTAGGACTACGTTCGGGGTTGGTCATGCTCGACACCTTTCGATGGAATGCCGTGATCATAAACGCTAGGCGGTGTCAAGTCCATCCGCTGCATGAGCCAGCGCTCGAACATGTCACGCGCCCAGTCCTTGTCAACTGGCTGGCCCCATCGGCTGATCAGCTCGAAGCGGTTAGCGCTCATCTCCACCTTTGCAGGGAAGTCCAAGCTCTCAATCGTCAAGTCGCCGTCATATCGCATATGGGTTCACCCTTCTTACTCGTCCAGTGTCAGCGTAGTCGTCTTCGTCCCAGTCCTCGTCAGGTGGTGGGTCGATGTCCAGCCAGCCAGAATCGCGCAGGTAGCGCAGGGCCTGCGTGCAGGCGTCCACGAGGTCGTCGTGCGTGGTCTCAGGGAATGAGCAGATCTGGCTCACAAAGCCCTCAGCCCAGTCCTTGACGTAACCCTTTCGGGTATCGCTCTCAGGTATCCAGACACGGCCACGGGCGATGATGTTGGACACAATGTTCAGGCGCTGGAGCTTGTCGGCCCTGCCGGGGTTGTAGGCCCGCACAGGCAAGTGCGCCCTCTGCAAGTCTTGGATCAGCGAGATGCCCGCGCTCTTGTCCTCGATCAGCAGCAGGTCGACGCGCTTGCGGTCCTTGCCCTCACCAAAGACGGTGTCGTACTCCTCGATCACCTTGGGGCGCAGGTCAGGGTACAGCATGCGCTCCTGCCAGCAGTCGATCACCATCGCGCTCATCGGGCCGTCAGTGGGCTTAAACACGCCGAAGGTGATGCAAGCC